TCAGGCAACCTTAGCAGACCGGAATCCTTCAACCAAGCGCATTCGCCGGTCCAGAAGGTTATCTGGTAGTGGTTTTAAGCTTCCATCTCGGGCCAGAAGATGGTCGTCGGGTACGTCCCGAACAGCAACAGCGCCCGCTGCAACGAAAGCGTTTCTCCCGATGGTGATGCCTGGCAGCGCTGTCGAGTTTGCCCCCATGGATGCGCCATCCTTTATGACGATGGCCAGCGCGCCATTCTGAAACGGGGCGATTGACCACCCCTGCTTCACTGCACGGGGCCACATGTCATTACACAGGACAACCCCCGGACCGATAAAGCACCCAGAGCCAATTAGGAAACCGGGGCCCATCGCCACATTGTGGCAGATGATCGAGTGATCGCCGACCACGGACCCGTCGATGCAGGCGCCGGAGGCAATGTTGCAGTCCGCCCCGATGCGGGCACCCCGGATCACCGAGGCGAACTGCCAGATGCGGGTGCGTGCGCCCACCGTCGAACCCTCGCAGAGGGCCATCGGATGGACGAACGCGGTCGGGTCAATCACTAGCCGAGCTTGTGCTTGAACGCGACGACGCGGATGTTCTTCGCGTCGTAGACACGGGACCAGTTGCCGGAGGCTGCCAGTTCGGCGTTGCTCGGCGTCGGCTTGGCAGGCACACCCGAGCCCGGAGCCCACTTGATGCCGCGGATGTGCATCAGGAACTTGTTCCGGTTCACGAGGTAGGACTGACCGCCGCCCTTCAGGGGCTCACGGCCCGGTTCGGTGGGCACCTTCGGAGAGCCGGCCGCCCAAGCGACGGCACCCTGTCCGAACAGGTACGTGGTGTAGATGCCGCCCGAAGCTTTCGGGCAGCCATCGTCAACGATCACGCGCTTGTTCTGGTAGAACGGGATCGCATCCGCGGCCTCGGAAGGCTTCACGAAGTCGATCAGGTCCTGCTTCTTCATGTAGTTGTAGGTGTCGGAGTGAACCGCCGTCATGGCGAGTTCGTCTTGCCGGTCGCCCAGCTTGCCACATGCGTCGATGAAGGCTTCACCGTCGAAGTAGGCCAGTGCGCCCGACAGCGCCGAGATGTCGGACACGTTGGCCGCTATCACGGTGGAGTTGATCGTGCCCGCCAGGACCTTGAACAGGATCGTCTGGTACTCGCGCGTCCAGTAGTCGGCGAACCGGTCGCCGATCGCCATCATCGGGTCTGCGCCGGCAAGGTCTGCCGCAAGATCGGTTGCACCGAACACCTTGGCGCGCATGAGCTTCGCCGCCACGTCCTTGCCGGTCGTGATCTTGTTGATCGTCAGGTCGGCGGTGTCATCCAGCACCTCGGAGTCGCCGTCGAGGTCGTTGAAGAACGGCAGGTTCACAGTCGTGCCGCCGCCGTCGATGCCCGGGTCAGCGCCCATCATCTGCTCGGCAACGCCGGGCACGGAACGCATGTCGGTGATGACGCCGGACTGGAAGAAGGCCGAGCGCTCGATCGACTTCTGCACGACATACGGGTTGAAGACCTCGGGGACGATGACGTCCGCGAGAGCGGTGGGGGTGTCAGTCATTGACAGTTCCTTTCGGGGTTAGAGTCGGGCAGCCGCCCGGATGGTCAGCCATTCGGAGGTCGGGCCTCCCAACAGTTCCCGGGTCCAGCCGCTCATCGAGCGGACAGGCTCCCGGATGACCGGCAGGGCGGCTTCAAACCCGCGCCGGTAGTTCTCAGCGTCGATCCACGCATTGTTGCGGTCGAAGAAGTGACGGCCCTCCATGGTCAGGGGCACGCCGCAGAGCACGACACGGGAGGCGCTAAACGCTTCCAGCGCGACCTGGGCGGCATAGAGGCCCGAAGACCCCGGCCACCGCTCAGCGAGCAGCTCTGTGTCCTGACAGTCATGGCAGTGCTTGATCGTGAAGGCGCGGTAGTCGGGGTTGCCCCTTCTCCGCTCCCGCCAGCGGGCGAACTTCTCGTGGTGGAGCGTGCACCATCCGTCGAGACGGCCCGGATACATCGCGCCCGCATCGTTGCAGGCGACCACCACGTCGGCGCGCCGGCCGAGCATGGACTCGAAAAGCGTCAGTTCAGACCAGACCCCGGATGCGCCGCCGAGAACTACGGCGACAGTCACCCGACTTTCTGTCCTGCGGCAGCGGCGAGTGCTTTGGCGCGTGCCGGGTCCTTACGGAAGATTTCGCCCTGCTTGGTGAGGTTCACCTTGCCCGGCGCCCACGGATTGTCTCCGTCATCGCCGGATCCGCCCTTGCCGGAGCCGTTGGCATCTCCGCCGCTGGAGCCATTGATGATGAACGCCTTGCCTTCGTCGGTCGCAGCCCACGTCTTCACGAAGTCCGCGAGCGGCTTGCCGTCGATGCTGGTCTTGCCGTCTTCGCCGATCTCGATGGCGTTCTCGTTCTGCAGGAACGCAGCCACGATCTTGCGCATCTCAGGCTTGACCTTCACGGCATCGAGAGCATCGCGCAGGTCATCGCCGATGACGCGCTCCTCGTACCGGGACCGCCACAGCAGCGCCTCGCCATCCTTCTCGGAGAGCTTGGTCTTGTAGCCGTCCTCGATCTTGTCCCAGTCCTTGGCCTTGCGGGCAGCCTCCTCCTCGGCAGCAGCAGCGGCAGTCTTTCGCTCTGCCTCGGCTACCTCGAAGTCACGCACCTTCCCGGCGAGCTTCTTCTTCTCGCTGAGCAGTTCGTCGACTTTGGCCGTCAGCTTCTTGACCGCGTCGTCGGCACCGCCGTCGTCGTCGTCATCCTTGCCGCCGCCATCATCGTCGTTGCCGTCATCCGCACTGCAGATGAGCATGTCCCACACGGCCCGCGGGGCCACATGGTCCATCATGTGTCGCTTCTTCATTGTCGTCTTTCCCTTTGGCCCGGCACAGCCAGGCACCGTTAGTGGGTCCGCACAGCAGACTCACCCTCTCCCGGGACGGGAGAAGCTCTGTGAACAGTCATTCAGACTGCAGATGTTTCACGTGAAACACTTTGTTAATCGTTGCGCGCCCTAACCGATAAGCTCAACATCCACGATCTTTGTTTGACCGTCCATCCGAACAGCTACCACCCTATATTTGCTGTCGGACTTGAGTAAAACTTCTGCCTCGCCCTTATTCAGGGAGTAGTTTCTGACATCCAGCGCAGGCGCCCCCTCAGGCACTTTGATCCTGAGTAGGACACCCTTTCCAGGGTTCGCTGAGTACTTTCCAACCGCTCCAGAATAGTTCCGGGCCACGGACTCTAAGAGCGACGTGCTTTGAACCTTTTTGTTCTGGATGATTTTTCCCACCTCAGCAGAATCAAAGAGGTCACCATCCCTGACGCCCCGGTAAACGGTGATCTCTCGCGAAGAGGGACTCTTCCCAATTGCGCTGTCGAGCGCCTCCACCGCCTTCTTGTTCCTAGTGTTAAACTCTTCAAACCCGCTACCGGTGTACTGCTCAACCCAAGCGCGCTCTTCAGACGAAAGCATCTTCTGAACGGGTTTTGGCGAGACGATAGGAGGTGGTTTCGGAAGCTTCACCGGATCCGGCCTGCTTTTATCGACCCCAAGCTCCTCCAGCGTGAGCGTCTTGCCCTTCGCGTCCACGAAGTCTGTGACCTTGAACTTGCCTGACCGCAGCAGTTGCCCGCGCGACGGGCCGAGGATTTCATCCTGAACGTCCGCGCCCTGGCGTCCGATCCAGTCTGCATAGGTCTCGCGCTGCGCCTTGGGGGCGCCCTTGACCACGGGAACAATCACAGACCGGCACCCGATATGCGCGGGTGGCCGGGGTCCGCTATCGACCGGGTAGCGTTCGCCATCCCTAGCCGCACAAATGTGTGTGGTTCTGGAATCCAAAACGCTCCGCCATTCGACCATCTCGATCACGTCTGCGTTCTCCTCGAACGTGGCCTGCTGGACGGCGTTGGCGATATGGCTGTTGGCCGTGCGGATCAGTGCCTGTGCGCCGCGCCGGTTTCCTCCGATCACGTCACGCACGCGCTTCATCGCATTTGACAGGTTCTCACCCTCGGTGAAGCTCACCGTGAGTGCGCGTTCCAGACGCTGCCTTGCCCGAGGTTCGAGGTCTCGCATCCAGTCCTTGAGCAGGGCACCCTGCATCGGCCGCGCGAGCGCTGCCTCGAATGCCGCCGTGGTCGAGAGCTGCGCGATGCGCCCCTCGATGCCGACGCCGCCGAGAGAACCCGCCTGCCATTTGGCCTCCTCGCCTGCCAGCGTCCTGAACGCCTTGTCGAGGTCGCCGGTCAGCTTCGCATAGGCGTCCGCGTGGATCTCGCGCACATCCTTGAGCAGTCCCGCAAGCTGGCGGCGCCCGTACCCGCTGACCGTGGCCATGCGGGCGATGATGTCGCGCTCCAGTTCCTTCAGGAAGGCGAGCGCGCGCCGGACTTCGGCGTTGGAATAGCGCTCCAGCGCGATCCGGCGACGGATGGTGTCGTCCAGGAGCTTCTGGTTCGCGTTGCCGTCAGGCATCAGCGGTTGCGCTTGAACTGCATCCTCGGCGTGTTCGGTCCTGCCTGCTGGTTCATCCAGAGGACGGAGACCTGAACGCGGCCGCCGAGGCCGGATCCTGCCACGAGCTGGCTCGCCGCCGACTGGTAGCGCTCGGTCGCCCGGTTTGCTTCATCGCGGAAGCGGGAGGCCGCAGCAGCCGCCTCGGTGCCAAACTGGCTGAGGAGCGTCTTCGCGCCCGGGTCGCTGCGTCCGCTGCCTGCGAGTTCGAGGAAGCGCACGCCTTGGGGCTGCTGCGTCCAGTTCCACCGGAACTTCACCGACTGTCCCTTAGGCTTCAGCGCCGAGTTCGCCTGGAACTCGAGCTTGTTCGCCAGTTCGATCACAGACGACCGGTAGGCATCGAACCGGCGGCGCAGTTCGCTCGTTCCATTGCTCATGAGAGCGCGCAGCTCTCCGGCAAGTTCCTGCTCGGTCATGCTGTTCCCTGCTGCTGTTGGTTGTTGCCGTTCTGGTCATTCGCCGGCGGTGGAGGGGGAGGCGGCGGCATCATGCTTTCGTCGATGCCGTCCACCCAGTCCTGTTCGGTCATCTGCGGGTCGATGACGCCGCGGGATTTCAAGTGCTCGATGACCACGCTCAGCGGGATCGATCCGTTCTGGAGACCTGCGAGCCATTCGGCGAGTTCGCCCGGCTGCAGGCCGCGCGGCAGGAAGTCGGTGTTGAGCGTGACCGCAACCTTGTCCGCGCCCGAGATGCCCGCCCACTCGGCCATGATGCGCAGGACCTGCGTCATGCCGTCCGCGACCGTGTTGGCGATGCCCGCGAGGACACTGTGCTCGCCTGCCCGCTGGATGCGTGCCGTCTCGGTGCTGATCTGGGCGCCGGACTCATCCGCGAGGATGCGTGCACCCGTTGCGGCCATGTCCCGGCGCTTTTCCTCCATGCTGTCCTTGATCGCGCCAATGCCCTCGCCTGGCATGGTGACAAGACCCATGGAGCCTTCGGCGCCGAGGATGATGGCAGTGGACGAGCCCCACTTGATCGGCGCGTCGCCCTCCTCGTCTGCCATCAGGCCCGCAATCCATGGTTGCGGATTGCCGCACCACATGAGGGCCCATTGCCGGTGCGCGCTGTCGTTGAGATGGCTCTCCGCGATCTCGCACATCTCCAGCAGCGGCGGCTTCTCGATGATGTTCGGGTCCAGTGAGTTCGGCCCGAAGATGATGGCCGGGATCATGTCCATGGCCTTGGTATTCATCGTCGGGAAGATGTCGTCGCCGACCTGCACCATGGCAGGAGTCTGGTCCGGCATGGCCCCGGATGGTCCCTTGTCCAGCTTCTGCTCCTCGCGGAACACGCGCACGCGGTAGCGGCCCTCATTGAGATCGAGGACACGCACCTGGCGGCGCTGTTTCGTCACCCATTCGGTGTCGCCGGGCACATCCACCCACTCCTGCAGGCGCAGGTGAGAGAGCACACGGCGGCCGTTGCGGACGGTCGTGCGCCAGTCCAGCACGTCCTCCCACTTGTAGCAGCGGGCGAACGGGCGAAGGCCCTCGCGCTCGGCATCGAGCCTCGACTTCTCCGCGGCGCCCTCGACGGTCGGATAGTCGACGAGGATGCAATAGCGGCCGGTCGCGCAGACCTCCTCCACCGTGCGGAAGGTGACGCGCTGGAAGGGCTCGCCCTCGTTGGTGAGATCGTCCAGGAACGGCTGCAGTGAGGTCGGCGCATCCGATACGACCGGCTCGGGCGTCATGACCATGCCGGCATAGGCATCGAGCGTGCGCGCCACAGCCGGGAGGTAGTAGGCCAGCGACTGGAACAGCGCATAGTCCTCATCCGAGTGACCGCGCAGCCGCTTCACGTAGGGCCGGATATAAGTGCCGCCCGAGATGAAGTCGCGCACCTTCTGCACGCCCGGCTTGAGCGCGATGTATTCCGTGCAGGGAGTGGCGGGTGTCGCCGTGGCAATGGTCATTGACTATCCTATGACGACTTGGCGGCGGCGGATTGGCTGGTCCTTCACGAGTTCGGCGAAGGCGCGGCTTGCGGCATCGACCTGGTCCATCCACTTGCCGACCGGGAAGGTGCTGATTTCATCGAGGAACGCGCGCACCCATGGTCCATCCACGAGCTTGACGTTTCCGACCTCGGCCTGCGCAGCGAGCGGCTGGGCACGGGTCTCCTTGTCTCCGCTCTCCGGGCTCGCATGGTAGTTGTACCCGGCGAGCTGCCGGATGAGGTAGATGGACTGAGCCTTTCCGGCCTGCCCCGGATCCTGCGGAATAGAGCCCTGAACGGACTTGCCATCCTGCTTTGCCGTGTTCGTGATCAGGCGCTCGACGGCAGCTGGGGCACCCTGGATGCGCACCACGTCACCGATGATGAACTCCCCGGTCTTGGTCTTGCCCATGAGCACACCAGCCGTCCACGCTGCGTCCGCGCTGTCGGTGGCCGCGAGGTCCCATCCCCTCACCCACCGGCAGTCGGCCGGCGCGGCGGGGATGATCTCGAACCACTCGCGCTTGAACATGCCGCCACCGCGAGGCGCGGGCCTCTGCTGAAGCTGGCCGGCGGTGCCGTAGCTCCCGAGGGTGCGTTCCAGTTCGGCCACCTGCTCCTCGGGGAATCGCTCCGGGAACATCAGTTCGCCGTCCTTCTTCCGCGGGTCGGACCAGCCGATGCTCGTGCTGCAGCGGCGATCTGCCTCGAACCGCATCGGGATGCAAAGGTGCTCGTAGGGCAGACCCATGTCGAGGATCACGCCGGACGTGTCCCGCTCACTCAGGCGCTGCATGATGACCACGATGGCCGACTTCTCGTTGTTCACGCGGGTCGGCAGCGTCTCCGTGAAGGTCAGGCGCGCGTTTTCCAGTTCGGCCAGCGAGTTCGCATCATCCGCACTGATCGGGTCGTCGAGGATCACCCGGTCACCGCGCGAGCCGGTCATGGACGTGAACGCCATCGCCTCGCGGAAGCCGGTGTGCGTGTTCTCGAACTTGGTCTTGGTGTTCTGGTCCGTCATCAACGGTGTCGGCCACAGGGACTGATACCACTGCGACTCGATCAGGCGCCGGCACTTCATGTTGTCCCGGACAGCGAGCGCCTGGGCGTGCGCCGTCCCGAGGAACCGGGATTGCGGGCGCCCTTTCGGCCCCCACTCCCACGCTGGCCAGAGAACGCCGGTCAGCAGCGATTTCATCGAGCCCGGCGGCACGTTCATCAGCAGGCGCTGAATGTCGCCGTTCGTCACAGCCTCGAGGTGTTCGCAGATCGCATCCAGCGCCCAGCCCCACTTCAGCCCGGTTGCAGGCTCGAGAACATCCCATGCCTGCTTGGCGAAGTTTGAGAGCGAGCGGCGGCAGTATTCGCGCTCGATCTCAACCCAGTCAGTCGCCGTTAGACTGAGACTTCTTTCGGGCTGCAAGAAGCTCCTCCATGGTCGCATCCGACAGGGAGCCTGCGTCAAACGACACGACTCCGTTGACCGTGTTGTCCACGACGCGCTTGTCAGCGAGGCCCAGATCACGGGCGATGATGTTCGGATTGAGCAGGTCGGCAGCCGCGCCAGTGAACTTCTGCTCGTAGATGACAGCCTCGGCTTGCGTCATGACCTCAGAAAAGTCTTTGCGGCTGTTCCACCATTCGCGCCATGTCGTGTGCGTCACGCCGATGAACATGCAGAGACCGGTGATGGTCATCGCACGCATCTTGGGAACTTCCATTACCTCTCCGCGACCCTGGAACTTCACGGTCTCCGCAGCCATGAGAGGATTTTCGGCCACCCAATTGAAATACTGGACACAGGCATCCCAGAGCGTTTCCGCGTCCTCGAATACCGGAGCCCGGCCGTGCGTGGATCTGGCCTCCCAGAAGCGGTTGCCGACAGGCGCCGCCATCACACCCACCCCGGCTTCATGTTGCGGATCGCAGCCAGCTCCGGCGTGTCCCGCTCACTCAGGCGGGCGGACTGGGCGATTGCGACAGCCTCGGCGAGGGTCTTCGCCTTATAGGCCTTGAACGAGTATTCGGACACGCGGGCGGTGCGGCGGAAGTCAGCGAGTTCGGTGCGGGCCTCAGCGCCAGGCCGGAGACCGTCACGGGCGGCGTAGAGAAGACGTTGGCGGTCCTGCACGTTCTTCGTCAGGCGGGCGTTCTCGGCATCCAGCTTGGACAGGAGCGTCCTGATCTTGTCCCGCGCCCGGTTGGCGGCGGCTGCCTGAGCGAGAACGGCGTCGGACGGTCCCGCCAAGGTCAGCCCTTGTCGACGAGCTTGTGCTGGGCGGCCCACTTGCCCGTGGCGAGCGCGACTGCGAGCGTGCACAGCAGGCCGGGGATCTGCGCTTTCAGCGAGATGTCCGGGTCGGAGGAGAGGAAGAACTGCGAGGCGAACCAGCCGGCGGCGATGACGATGATCGCGTCGAAGATGAACTCGATCACAGGTTTGACCTGCACGTTCGGGGCCTTGAAGGTGATTTCCTTTGCCATTGCTGGCTCCTTTGCGGTGGAATGGGTGCGCCACCTACTTCCGGGGACACGGAAAAAGCAGGTGGCGCTCAGTCGATGAGGGTGAGGTTCGGGGGATGATTCCCGCTCGACTGATCTGGTTAGCTCCAGGGATTGAAGCGGCGCGCTTCCTCGACACGGGCCTGCTGCTGGGCAGCGGCGACAGCTTCGTCCGAGACTTCGCCCGGGCGCCCGATCACGATGCCAGTGGTGCCGCCGAGGCCGGGGAACGGCTTGTCGTCGTCAAGGACGGCTTCGACCTCAGCCTGGTCTTCGGCACTGAGGTCGGCAAGGGCGGGCAGTTCGGCGCAGTCTCTGGCGTCAAGCGCAGGTGCGTCATGCGTGCTGCAGTCGGAGGCGTGGACACGCGGGAGGTCGCCGATGGTGACGGCACCGGATGGCAGTGCAAACCCGGCAGGAACCTCCTCACCTTCCTCGGGCTCGTTCGATCGGTCGGCGGTTGCCGGCGGATCATCGGCCATAGCCTTGATGGCGGCGTGGACGTCTTCGTTGGCCTGCGGGGCTGTGAAGAAGGCGCGCAGGTTTTCCTGCGCGTGGACAAGGCGCTTTTCAGCCGCGTCGAGCGTGCTGGTGATCGTGATGCGTTCAGCGTCGATCTCACGGAGGCGGGCGCGGGCTGCCTCAAACTCTGGCCCATTCAGGGCGTCCTCGGCTTCGACAACGGCGCGCGCAAGGGCGGACTGGTTCATATCGGTATCTCCATGTGGAGCCGAACCTCGCGGCCCCTGTGCTTCAGCTTGATGGTGACGTGAGGGGCTCCTGCCCCGGGTACGCAGATGACGAACACGTTGATGAACTTGAGGCCCTGCCGGCGGAGGGCGT